CCTGATAACCATCCAGCCGGCACACTTGAACTTGCCCCTGCTGATTGCGCCCGAGGAATGCACACGTCTGCCCAAGTCGCGCAATGGACTGACGCGCCGCAAGGCCCCACTGTGCAGCCGCCGATCCCACCCACGCATACGGCTGCGCTGCGTCCGCCGTCGTCGCCCAGAATTCCACCGTCGTCTCGCCGAACAGCAGCAGATTGCCGTTCAGCGCATAGACCGCAATCAGTCTGTCCGGGTTAGCTTCAGCAGTCGCACGGTTAAGGCTCGGCCATGTGTCGGCGTACAAGTCAGACCATGCAATCTGCCCAGTGCCCGGGACCTCGACAATCATTCGGCCGGACAGGAAACAGCACGTAGTGGCCCCGTTCGGAAAGTCCGCATCCGCAATCGTGCTGAAAACGTTCGTATTGACGTTGTAGTAATACCCCGCCGTCCCGTCCACCATCAGGATGCGCGTGCCGTCGTCGGCCATGTTCACGCGGCCGCTCGAGGTGCCAAACGTCCCGAGTTCCGTAATCCCTGACGCGGCGTTGATGCTGTAGAACTTATCGAACTGCGCCGCATACAGCAGATCGGACACAGACACGGTATGCATGCCGCGGATCGGCGTTGCGCCCAGCGACACAAACGGCGCCAGGCCCGGAGTCGGGAAGTACGCCACGCGCGTCTTGTCCTGCTCGAACTGGATTTCGGCGTACAAGTTCACGCGCCGCTGTGCAGTCACGTTCGGTGACTTGCCCTGCACGCCGAGTCCGAACAGTTGAATTGGCTGCGTCATCGGTACGTGTCCGAATAGACGTTGTAAGCGAGCGAGTTGTACAGCAGCGCATAGTCATACTTCAGGAGTTGATCCTGCCGATTGAGCCGCTTCAGATTGCCGAGCGACAAGTCCGCCTGCCGCTGAATGTTCGGGGTTACCGGCTTGCCGTAGTCGTCGGCAATCTCGACAGCCAGATTGAAGATGAGCGCCCGCGCGTAGCCCGGAGGCAGGTTGATCGCGTCGTTATAGGTGGCGAACGACTGCACCTGGGCGAACGTGTCGAGATAGATATCCATCGCCACGCTCGGGATCGGGTACAGCGTGACGTTCCCGACCGGATACTCGCGGTCATAGAACAGCACCATCGGAATGCCGCCCACCGTCTTGTACGGGATGCCATCGAACTGCACCCGATCAATAGGCCGGATCGGGTAATCGACGTTTTGGTATCTCGCGAAAGCGTTCACGATCTTGACCGGGCGCGTAGCGTTCCACGTCTGCCCCGTGCCGATTGCGTACGTTCCAACACCCGCCGTTGCGGCGTAGCTTTGCTGTTCAATCGTGTAGACCGCGAGCGACTGAGTCCACCACGAATCGAGCAGACCGTTGATAGCATCAAGCCCGCTCTGCATGTCGGCATCGGTCAGCGTCTCTTGCGTGCCGATCACGACAAGCTTGCCGAGCGCCGCTCGGATCAGATCGCCGACCGTGTTGTATGCCATTACGCCACCTTGCGCGGGCGACCCGGGCCGCGACGGATGACCGCCGGCTCGTTCGCTTCTTCCGGCACATCGCCCGCCCATTCGGCAAGCTGCGCCAGTTCTCCGGCCTCGTCCTCAACGACGACTTCCTCGCCGTTCGGGCCGTAAATCATCTTTGGGTACTCGAGGAACATTTGCGCTCCTAGTTGCCGGAGAAGGCTTGCGCCCTCCCCGGCATAACGCCATTAGTCCGGCGTAGTGGGCGAGTTATTGATAACGCACCAGTCAATCCGCGTGGTCGCAGTCGCGTTGGCCGTGCCGTAGATCGTGAACGATCCCGCAGCAGGCACAACACGCTCCACACGCAGCAAGGTGGTGTCCGCCGTGGTCTGCGCCACGACGGCCATTACGAAGCTACTTGCGGTGACGTACGGATTGGTGATGACGACAGACGACGCGCCGGCCGCGATAGCGCAGGAGCCCTTCATTGCGTTCGCAGTGGCCGCACCCGTAGTCGGTACCGCCGTGCTGTTGACCGCGATACCTTGGGCGATCATTGCCGCTTCCGTAGACGCCGGAAACTCGCAAATCTGCCCTGCCGGGTAGCCCGAATATGCCTGGTTGAGAAGAACAGTCATGTTCGTGCCTCCTTACACCGCAGCGATGACAGCGAGTTCGGGGTACGTTGCCGCCCATCCGAACAAGATGTCAAAACGCATGATGTAGTTGTCGTTTACACCGTCGTAAAACTCGGTGACCTTCATATTGATGCCGCGGTGCGACTCTTGCGCCACGCCGATGACGCCCTTGCCCGAAGGCGGCGCGTAGAGCGGCACAGTTGCCAGCGTGAAGGCATCACGGTGATAGGCGACGTTACAAGCGTACGCAGCCAGGTTGCCTTGGAACACGTTTAGCGCGGCGTTGTTGGCCGGAGAAGCCGTCACGTTCTGGAAGGCGCCGGAAGGCGTCAGAGCGGGCGCGATAGGAATCGACGTAGCCGCGGCAGCCACGTCCGCCGTCACGGTGAACTGCGCAAGCACGCCGGTGGACTGGCGAGACTGCGGGTTAACCGCAAACACGTTGGCGAAGGTGATCTTGCTGCCACGGGTGATCGTGCCCGTGATCGCCGCACCGTTCACAGTGATGGTGGAACCGGATTGCCCGGCACCGTTCACCGCGTTAGCCGCCGTCGCCGGCTGCGTGCCCGGCGTATGGTTCACGACGTTCTGATCCATGCTCACGTTAAAGCCGAGAGCATCGACGACCATGCCGCTGCCATACTGTTCCGTGACCTTGGACTGCGAGTTGAACAGCCCGGCGAGACCTTGAATCATGCCCGCGTTAAGCGCCGGATTCATGACAAAGGACCGCTGCCGATCACGAGGCGCCGCCATCTCGTCGAGACGCTGGCCCACGTTCGTGAAGAACTGCAGCGCTTGCGCTTGCGTGGTCGGAACCGCGCCAGTACCGGCCGGCGACAGAATCGCGTTATACGAAGCCGTGCGCGCAAGGTCGAGCCCTTGCCGGTCGATTTCGTTAGCAACAGTCGCCATGGCACCCATGAGCATGGGTTCCATCTGCGCAATGCTGAGAGTGCGTTCCTGAGAGTTGAAGTTCAGGTCCGTGCCGCCCTGCGTCAGCGTCAAAGGCACAGTGGTTTGAATGGTCGCCTGCGGAACTGCCACGCGACCCGCGCGCCACGTATACCGAGGCGGCCGCTTGATGTTGATAGTCTGCCCAGGCGCATAACCGCGGGCCATGTTCGAAGTGAATTCACTTTCCCAAGAGCGGTTCACGCCCTTGGCAAAAGTGAGCATGTTCTCCAGGATCGCAAGGGATTCCTTAGCGACTACACTGGTAGTTGCGAATGAATTAGACACGGCAAGTACCCTTTAAAACGGGTTGATTCCTTACCGGGCCCAGTTCGGCCTTTGCTTGCGACGCCACTCCGTGTAATCCTGCATAGACATCTTCGCGGGATCAGGAGACGTAGAGGAGCCGCTGCCAATAGGCTTGATTGGGTCCGGTGCCTTGCTCACGCGCGGCGCCTTAGTCGTCGCCAGATCGGCTTCAATCCGCACCAGTGCGCGCACTTGCTGCACCGGGGATAGCTGACTGATACGACTTGCTTCCGCAGGGTTTTTAGCTAGGTGGTACGTGAGCAACGCACCGCTTTCACTTTCTAGGATCATTTGCCGCATCACTTGCGACAAAGGTGCTTCTACTAAGAACTCTTCAATCGTCGGGACAATGTCCGGCACCGTGGCCGCCAGTTCGTGAGCGGTCTTCTCAAACCGCTCCGCCTGTTCCCGAACGCTTGCTTGCTGCAAGTCTTGACTGCGCCTCGTTTCAAACTCGGCGAGCCGCTTTTCGAGCTTCTGTTCCGCCTTCCATTCCGCACGCGCTTCGATGTATTCCTCATACGTCTCGAATGCATCGCGCTGCGGTGCGGCGTCTGTCGGCTCCGCCTTCTGCACGGGTGCAGCGCGTTCTTCCGACATACGCTTGTAGAGTTCCGCTTCGGCCTCTTTCCTCGCGAGATACGCCGCATTGCGCTTGGACTTTCGCACAATGCGATCCACCTCCTCCTGCGAGTAGACCTTCGCCGGCTTCTCTTCCTTCTCTTCCTGCTCCGCTTCCTCTGCCTGTTCAGGCTCGGCCGCGGGTTGCTGCTCCATCAGTTCGGCGAGCGGATGCGGTTCTTCCGCAACCACGCCGCCTAAGCTGGTTTCTTCCATGGTCCTGCCTCCATCGACAGCGAGTCCGCATCTCGCGGGTCGCGTTTCGGGGATGCTCCGTCATCTCGACGGTGCTTGCGCCGTATAAACAGCCTTACTGCGTTAACTGTTCAACCCATATGCAACAAAGTCATCAAACAAAACACCAAGCGCAGATGACGCCTGCAATCCGGCCTTAGTTCCGCCAATATGCGTGCTTGATTGGACGGAATGAATCAGCATCCCGCGCCAATACACATCGATGTTTTGGCCGTCACATTCCACGCGCAACCATTGCGGCAGCGTTGCCGGCGATGGCAAAAACGAAATTGTCTGATTAACCACCACGCTGCCGCTTACAATGTTTTGAAACAGAACGCTAGTTAGCGCGTTCATCCCAACGCGCCAATAATTGTTTGCGTCCACAAACCTAAACATTAGCCAGCCTTGCCCGCTGGCCGGAAGCGCAGCCATGCGCACTTGAACGCACATATCACTGGCGCCCACTTCTACCCACGCCCGACAGTTGTTCGTGTTTAGATTGGTAGCGGAGCCCGAACCATCACGGTTGATCGTGTTTGCATCCACTTGTGTCCAAGGCGACGTGAGCGCTGCAGCACCACCCGTGAACGGGTCCGCGTGTGCAACAACAGACGGCCTATCTTGCGCGCTGACCGAGAACTGACTTTGCGCAATTGCAATAGCATCTGTCCGAAGCGTCTCTTTTCTGTTCATCTGCAGAGACTGCAACGCAATTCTCCAGTTAGGCGCCCCCTTGTTTGATATGTAACCAATGTAAGCCCAGGCTTTATTCTGCTCAACAATCAACGAGGATCGATAGTTTCGATTGCTCCTGTTTAGGCGACGAATGCTAAAGCTTGCTCCGTCCGTGTCGCTTTGCCACATCCACAACGACCCGCCGCCCGAATTGTTGTCTTGAACG